TTCGTAAGCGAATTCAAAATGGGTGTGAACTATGCGTTCGGTACTCAAATGGTTGCTTTCGTATTAGTATAATAAAATTATAGTGGGGGTTTAAATACTCCCACTTTTCTTCTAAAATCTTAAATTATTAAATTATGCCATGTGCTTTAACTCAAGGGTTTATACTGGACTGTAAAGAGTCATTAGGTGGCGTTAAGTCGGTAAGATTTGTAGAATTTGACAATGTTGCTTCAATAGCTTATGCTGCTGGAGTTGCTACATTAACAATGGTTGCTTCTAAAAAATTCTGGAAGTATAATCAAGTTCGTGAAACTTCATCTTTTACAGAAACAATAACTGCTAACGTACAAAACGGAACTATCTTTTATCAACAAGAAGTTACTGTTATTATTAACAAATTAGCTGCAGCTACAAGAAACGAAATCTTGTTACTTGCTAAAAATAGATTGATGGCAATCGTTGAAGATATGAATGGTGCATTTTGGTTGATTGGTGCAAAAAATGGTTTAGATATTACTTCTGGTAATTCTGCAACTGGTACTGCATCTGGCGACAGAAATGGCTACACTTTAACATTCCAAGCAATGGAAGCTGATCCTATGTGGTCTGTATCTGCTGCTGCAATTAATGCTATCACAAACTAAAGGTTGTTCGTAGTTGTATATAAAAGAGGGGTGGTTTTTACCACTCCTTTTTGTATTTTTAGAGGTTTACCTATTTACATATAGAATGGTACTAAACGTTGACAATCCTACTAATTTTATCTTCACTCTAAATGAAAAAGAAACGAGTGCATGGGCTTATTGGTATTTTCAGTTTACTAATGTGGTTACGAAGCAAGTAATAACTGTAGTAAAATTGAGAAGCACCGATTTAAGTCCTTATCCTAATAGATACAATGAATTCCCTTATGCTTTTTTCAATGCCTTAACAATTGGGCAATGGAATTATTTAGTATTTGGCTCAAATTCTGCAGTAGCTACAACCGGTCAAGAATTAGAAGTTGGTTTAGTAAGAGTAATTGACAATGATACAGTATTTACAACTAACGAAACATTAAATACATATGTAGTTTATGGATAATTTCAGTATATTAACATTTGCAGAGGCAAGACAACCGGACTATAAAGAGAAAAAGGGAATAGGCTATTATGAGTATGGTCATTTAAACGACTATCCAGAATACTTATTAGAGCTTTATAAAAAATCTGCAAAGCATCAAGCATTAATAAAAGGTAAGATTAACTATATCTGTGGCAATGGCTGGAAAGCTGGAGATGTTTACGGAGAGCTTTTTATTAGAAATGCAAACCAAGTAGAAACACTTGAGGAAGTAACTAAAAAGATAGTAACTGATAACGAGCTTTTCGGTGGCTTTTATCTTCAAGTTATTTGGTCAATGAATGGCATGATCTCGGATATTTATCATGTAGATTATTCTAAAGTTAGAACTAACAAAGACAACACAGAATTTTGGATTAAAGATAATTGGAAAGATAGACATGAAGAGGTTAAAGTATATCCGGCATTCAATCCTAACTTCCCTAAAGGAAGCCAAATCTTATTTGTAAAAGAATATAGAGCTGGAATTAGTATTTATCCTTTGCCATCTTATTTCGGTGGTTTGAATTATATTGAGAGCGATATTGAGGTAAGTAAGCACGTTTTAGGCAATGCACAAACTGGCTTCACTCCGAGTAAATTAATTACCTTACCAAACGGAGAGCCTAATCCAGAAGAGAAAAGAATTATTGAACGTAAGTTTGAGAATAAGTTTACCGGTAGTGATGGCAAGAAATTCTTATTATCATTTGTTAATGATAGTGGTAGAAAGCCAATTATAGATGACTTGGGTGCGAGTGATTTAACTAAAGAAGATTTTGGTCATGTAGATGAGTTAATTAGAACAAACATTTATGTAGCACATCAAATTACTACTCCTGCTTTATTTGGTATTGCCGAGCCTGGTAAATTAGGAAGCAGACAAGAGATGCGTGATGGATATGAGATATTTAAAAACACTTATATCAATTACAAGCAAAGACAAATTGAGGCAGTTATTAATATGATAGGCAGTTACAGAGGTGTAAAAGAGCCAATGACTTTAATTTCTGTTGAGCCAATAGGTATTGAATTTGGAGAGCAAACGATAGCTTCAGTAGCACCTAAAGAATGGATATTAGAAAAGTTAGGTATTGATATGAGTCAATATCAAACACAACAAATGAGTGATGATTTTATATTTGAAGAGTTTGGCGAAGCAAGTGAGAACTTCCAAGTATTCAAAAAGAAAGCAAGATTTGATGAATATACCGATTACGAGTTGTTTGCAACTATAAATCAAGTTAAAGCTGATATACTTGACTTAATAAGCAAGGATAAAAGAATAACTCCGGAAGTAATTGCAGATACTTTAAAGATTGATATTGAAGTAGTAAATAGAAACATTGAGGACTTAATTAAAAGTGGAAGTTTAGCTCAAGGAACGGAGAACGGAGTTTTAATTCACGAATTAACTGCTCCTTTAAAGGACTTAACTAAAATAGAGCCAGAAACTAAATCTTTTATGATTAGATACTCTTATGAGTGGAAAGATATAGTACCGGCTGGAGAGAGAAATACTGCTGCTCACCCAAGTAGAGAGTTTTGCAAACGATTAATGGCACTTGATAAGTTTTATTCTCGTTCCGATATAGAACAGATGAGTGCGAGGCTTGGTTACTCGGTATGGGACAGAAAAGGAAAATGGTGGACTATGCCAGATGGTACTCACTCCCCAAGCTGCCGACACGAATGGAAAAGCAATCTGGTAATGCGTAAAAACAAATAAAAATGAGCAAGAACATACTTATAATTAGTCCTAATTCAATTAAAGAGCGTAGTGGTTTAGCTGGGAACGTAGATGAGAAACTATTATATCCAGAAATCAAAACGAGCCAAGATATGTACATACATCCGGCTCTTGGTACTGCTCTTTATAATCGCATTCTTACTGGTATTCAAGCTAATAACTTAACTCCGGCAGAGGTTACTTTAATCAATGACTATATAGCAGACACTTTGGTTTATTATGTGTTAAGCGAGTTGAGTGTAGAGTTAAATTATCAATTCTATACTAAAGGTGTGGTGCAAAAAACTGGAGAGAATACAAATCAACCATCAATGCAAGATTTGTTAGATATTTCAGCAAGGTACAAAACAAGAGCAGAGTTCTATAAAGAGAGATTAATCAATTATTTAAAATACCAAGCATCAATAGGTAACTTACCTTTGTATATTAATCCAGGAAGCACGATTGAAACGATACTACCGGATAATGACGCATATACAAGCTCTATATTTTTAGATGATTGTTACGATTATAAACATAAGAGAACATTTGAAGAGAAGTATCAAGGAAACATTTATAGAAACTGCAACGATTGCTAATGGCAAAAAATTATAACAACAAAAATGTTGAGAAGTTAAAACTCTTCTTGGCTAAAATTGAAAAAAATGACACTAAACCAAGTAATACAAACAATAAGCTCGTTAGGGGAAAGTCATAAGCAAGTTAAAACTGTATTCTTTGGAGATACGTTTGACTTTTTAGAGCAAGGGGATAACAACTATCCGGCTATGTTTTTTAACATTGCTAATGGCTCTATAAGTGGCAATGTGATGACTTTCAATGTTGAGTTATTTACTTTGGATAAAACCTTGCAAGACCAAACCAATGTAGAGGACGTAAAAAGCGACTGCATTCAAATAGGTGGGGATATACTTTCAGCTTTAAAATACAATCAAGATATTCGTTTAGGCGATGTAACTTTTGATGTGGTTGAAGAGCAAACTCCGGACTATTTAGGTGGGGCAAGATTTAGCTTTACTTTGGGTGTAGATTTTGTATATAACGAGTGTCAAATTCCTAATTAATCCTATTTAAAATAAAATACAATGGCAAATTTTAAGAGAGAAACGAATGATCAAGCAGCTGGAGCAATTTCTGTAACGAAATCGGATAGTACTGTTCTTGATTTGACTGGTGGTCTTTATATTGGAACTGGTGGAGATGTTGCAGTAACTATGGGTAATGGTGGAGTATTCACATTTAAGAATGTGGCTAATGGTACTTTTATGCCTATCCAAGTTATTAAAGTAATGTCTACTAACACAACTGCTTCCGATATAATCGCTTTATACTAATGCTAAATTTATTAAGAAATTCTATTAATGTTTTGAGAAAAGTATCTGGGTTAGACTCGGATGCTTCTGCTTTTATAACGGCTGCTGGACTTACTGATGCAACTCAAAAAGATGCTATCAATACTTTAGTTAAGGATATGAAGGCTGCCGGTTTGTGGACTAAAATGAAAGCAGTTTACCCAATGGTTGGTGGTACTGCAACTTCAATGAAATTCAATTTAAAAGATCCAAGAGATTTAGATGCAGCATTCCGTTTAACTTGGTCTGGTGGTTGGACTTATTCTGCTACTGGTGCTAAAGGTAATGGAACGAATAACTTTGCTACAACATATTTTAATAATGCAAGTTTTAATGACTATAATTCAACAAGTATTTATTATTACGGTAATGGTGGAGTAAATACTGGCTCTTGGGATATAGGTAATATTAACTCTACTCCAAATACAAGAATTACTATATCTCCAGGTACAGTTCAACTTGCATTCCAATTCAATAGTGCTAATATTAGTACATATACATTATCATCCCTAAATGGTTTGGTAGGTATGAATAGAATTAGCTCTTCACAAGTAAATGCATTTTTTAACAATACTAAAATTGCTACTGTTAATGAAGCGGTTATAGCAAATGCAAATGCTAATAATTTTGTTATAGGTAGCCAATTTTCAAATGGATTTTCTAATAACTCGGATAGATTATTTAAGTTTGTAAGTTTTGGTGCTGGACTATCTGACCAAGAAAGTTTAATTTATAATCAAATCGTAGAAAAATACCAAGTAGCTTTATCTCGTGGCGTTCAAGCAGCTCAATCATTCTATTATAACTCTGCTTATTCTAACGAAGCTAATACTTACTTATACTCTACTCAAATAACTGGTACTACTCAAGTAAGTGCTATTAATACCTTAATCAATGGGTTAAAAGCAAATAACTTGTGGACTAAAATGAAAGCAGTTTATCCTTTTGTTACGGAT